ACGACATGGACAGCATCCCCCCGAGACTCGGGGCAGTGGAGCAGGAAGTGCACACTCTCCGCCACCGCGTAAACGCCTTGGACTCCGAGCGCCTCCCTCACCGGGTGGGCAACCTGGAGGCCAGCATTCAAGACCTGAACGTGATCCGCCAGGACACCACCCAGATGAAGGTCGTCCTGGCCAAGATGAATTCGTTTGTGCGCGGGGCGGTGTGGATCCTGGGCGGCTTGGTGACCATAGCCACCCTGCTGATCGCCCTGGCCGGCGTCATGCCCAAGATGGACGCCATCATCATCGAGAAGAACGCGCCGGCACAGACGGACCAGTAAAGCCAACCCGGGCGGTGCCCGGCAACGAGTAACTGGGCGGGGCCCAGGATAGGAGGTCATCGGTGATGGCCAGACCGACAAGCTATCAACCTGAATATGCGGAGCAAGCCGAAAAGCTCTCCAAGCTGGGCCTTACTGATAAGGAAATGGCCGAGTTCTTCGGGGTGACAGAGCGCACCCTGAACACCTGGAAGACGAAGCATTCTGAGTTTCTTCAGGCCCTAAAAAAGGGCAAGACTCTCGCCGACGCCAATGTGGTTGAAAGCCTCTATCGCCGTGCCTGCGGGTACAGCCATGAGGCCGTGAAGATCATGCAGTACGAGGGCCAGCCGGTGGTCGAGCCTTACATCGAGCACTATCCGCCCGATACCACCGCCTGTTTGGCGTGGCTCCACAACAGACAGCGCGAGAAGTGGCAGAGGAATCCAGACCCCGCCGGTGGTGGCGCCGACCTGCCGCCAACGAAGATCGTTTTCGAGGTTCAGGATGCCAGAACACGCAAGGGTGGTGAGGACACCGCTTAACGTCCCTCAAGGCCAATTCCTGAATCTGCCGCACAAGTATCGCGGCTATGTGGGCGGGTTTGGTTCAGGGAAGACATGGGTGGGCTGCACCGGGATGCTGGCCCACTTCTACGAGCACCCTAAGATCAATCAGGGCTACTTCGCCCCGACGTACCCCCTGATCCGCGACATCTTCTACCCAACGATTGCCGAGGTGGCTGAGACCATGGACCTGCGGGTCCGGGTGAAGCGCGGCGATCATGAAGTTGAGGTCTACAGCGGGTCTCGGTATCGCGGCTCGATCATCTGCCGCTCCATTGATGACCCGGCCAACATCGTTGGTTTCAAGATCGGCCACGCACTGGTCGATGAGTTGGACCTGCTCGCCGAGAAGAAGGCGGAGCAGGCCTGGCGCAAGATCATGGCCCGGATGCGCTACAAGGTGCACGGGGTCAAGAACGGCATCGATGTCACGACGACGCCGGAAGGCTTCAAGTTCGTCTATCGGCAGTTCGTTAAGGCCCTGCGGGACAAGCCGGAGCTGCGTAAGCGGTACGGCCTGATTCAGGCCTCCACGTTCGACAACGAGGCGAATCTTCCCGAGGACTACATCGATGCGATGTTGGAGGCGTACACCCCGGAGCTGATCCGGGCGTACCTCCGAGGTCAATTCGTCAATTTGCTCTCCGGCACGGTTTACCACCAGTTCGACCGCAAGCTGAACCACTGCGGGGACACGGTCCAGAACGGCGAGCCATTGTTCATCGGCATGGATTTCAACGTCGGCAAGATGTCGGCAATTACCCATGTGAAGCGGGCCGGAAAACCGAGGGCGGTGGATGAGCTGCTGAACGGCTATGACACGCCGGACATGATCCGCCGGATCAAAGAGCGGTATTGGGAGTACGCCGACGGCGACTACCGAAAGACCTGCGAGATCCGCATTTACCCGGACGCCTCCGGGGATTCGAGGAAATCCGTCAACGCGAGCACCACGGACCTGGCTCTCCTGCGAGATGCCGGCTTCTCGGTGCAT